GTTTAATGTTTCCTGATTTAATATCTTTTTTAATGTCATTAGTAGACATATTAAGAAACATATTACGATATTTAGACGTAGTTTTTGAATAATCCCAATAATGAGAATCTAAAGTAATATTATTATCATTATCTACTTTAGCAATAATAGAATTATAAGACTGAAAAAATCTAGCTGTATCTGTTAATATTTCAAATTGATTAGCTACATTGTTTCCTGATTTACTTATTAAGTTTGATACTTTCATAATTTAACCCCTTTAAAAGTTTATATTGTTAAAAGATTTTAACAGTAATTAAAATAATATACAAGATAAAAATATCCTTGTATATCAAGTAATTAATAATTAATAGGATTTATAAGCCGTTATTAAAAATTAATTTCAAAAGGCACTTTTTAAAATGCCTTTCAAGATTAATTATTTTACGAATGATTTTAGATAGTCAGGATTAACAAGAGGTGTTGAATCATCTTTATCTTTAGAAAAATCATACTCTAATTTTTCACCTCTCGAATTTTTAGCAATTAAAGTATCATGAATAGAATATTTTAAAAATTCTCTTTGTGGATTAGGGTCTTCAGCTAGAACCCTTGTAAGATATAAATCTTCGTATGTATCATTTACATCTAATGAAACCTCTTTATCATCTAAAAGGGTATGAGAATAAGTCCAGCCATTAATACCCTTGTAATAAGCGTCAATAACTGTTATTTGGTCTTTAGGATAAAACATATTTTTATTACTCCTATCTAATTAATAAACTGTTAAATTGTTTTAACATTGTTATTTTATAGTAATGAGATAAAAAAGGTAAAAAAAGATTGATATTATTGATTTAAATTACTTATCACCAAACTTAACGATAAGTAAAACTTATCAACACAATCGCTTCAGAATCAATTAAAATAACATAAGTAATATGTTAGTATCAAAAATAACTAAAGTTTGTTAAACTAGCTTTATGCAAGTTATAGAGCTATATAAGTAAAACTTATTAATAGCATTTTATGATAAGTAAAATAAATTAGACAAGAGACAAAAAACATGAGTGAAATAAATTCAGGTAAAATCAAGATTGTAGTAGATACGAATGAGAATCATTCGCATTTGCCAGTGAAAAAGAAAGTAGGTCGACCCGCACACCTTAAATCAGTAGACACCCAAAAAAAAGTTTTTGATTTAGCTACAGTAGGTACTAGGTATGAAGATATTGCATTAGTCCTCGGTATATCAGATGACACGCTAACAAAGTATTACAAACCAGAGCTAGAGAAAGGTCGCATAGAAGCTAACGCTGCTGTTGCTGGGACATTGTTTGAGAAAGCAAAGCAAGGCGATACTAGCAGCATGATATTCTGGTTAAAGACAAGAGCACAGTGGAGTGAAAAAAATACTACAGAATTAACTGGAGAGGGGGGTGCACCCATTAATATCAAAGTAGTAACAGGAATAGATTAAAAAACCCCAGTACCCAAATTTTTTAGGAATAAAATATGCCAAATTATAGTGAATCAGAAATGAGAAGATTAGCAGCAATGCTAGGTAACACAAGAATAGCTGAAGGTGCAATGACTAATAGAGATGCAGAGTTATTAAGACAGTCTATGACAAATAGAATCCCACTGGCTCAAGCAGGTTCTCAAGGTGTAATGACAAATCAAGATGCAGATAGAATAATGCAAAATTTAGGGAATACACAAACAACTAATATATTGCCCATTCCTATGAATGAAAACAATATGCCTATGTTTAATACAGATGCAGAATATATGCAGTATTTAAATGAATATGACCCAGCCATGTTTAATGAGATGCAAAATACTTATTACAATACAAGAGGAACAATGGGTGAAGGAAAAATAGAGCCTATGAATTTTATTAAAGGTTTATTAGGATTATAATTTAGGAGATTTATATGTGGTCATGGCACTGGATTTGTGGTTGTCACTTTGGTTTTGAATGGTATCAAGACATGAAGATGGATGACTCTAAAAATAAAAGGTATTTTGAATACTTTATTATTGATGTAGGATGTTTACGCATACAGAAATGTAAACAAGTGGAGAATGTGTAATGAAACCAATGAAAAAACCAATGAAGAAAAAACCAATGAAAAAAGGCAAGAAGAATTACGCAGATGGTTTGAGTCTATAGGAGACTGTGTATGAGCTTATATGAAAATATAAACAAAAGAAAGAAAGCAGGAACAAGTAGACCTAAAAGTAAATCTACTATTTCAGCTAAAGCATACAAAAATATGAAAGCTGGTTTTCCAAAAAAGAAAAAGAAAGCTAAAAAGAAATAGTGGTAGCAAAGAAAAAAGTAAACCTGTCTGTAGGTAGAGGTGAAAAACGCTCTGTTAAGCAGGGTGCAGGATTGACAGCAAAAGGTAGAGCAAAATATAATCGTGCTACTGGCAGCAAATTAAAAGCACCAGTAACAGGTAAGGTTAAAGCAGGTAGTAAGGCAGCAAAAAGAAGAAAGTCTTTCTGTGCCAGAAGTAAAGGCTGGACAGGTGAGCGTGGAAAAGCAGCCAGAGCCAGATGGAAGTGTTAAGCAAATCAGAAAGAAATAAAATAGCCAGTAAAATCTGGAGAGCTAACAACCCAGATAAGATACGCAGCAAGAATTATAAAGATAGATACGGCATTACATTAGATGATTACAATGTCATGCTAAAAAAACAAAAACATAGATGTTATTTATGTGGCAGTCATAATGATGACACCAAGCTATATGTAGACCACTGCCATACAAAAAAGACAGTAAGAAAGTTATTATGTCAGCATTGTAATACTGGATTAGGTCAGTTTAAAGATAATGTAAAAGTGATGAAAAAAGCAATAGAGTATTTAAAACAATTTTAATGGTAAGCAGCCCTTGTAATGGTGTTTGTAGAATTATAGAAGAAAGTAATGGCGTAGCCAGATGCACTTCTTGCAAACGAACTTATGATGATTTAGAACAATGGTTATACTTATCAGAAGAAGCTAGATTAACTAGGATGGAACAACTAAAAAAGGAGTAACGACCTCGCAAGAGAGTTACTAATTAGATGGCAAAACAAATAACAACTGGCTATAAGCCAAGAGAACCACAAAAAGAAATACACAAGATGGTTAAAGATAATCGTTTTAGTGTTGTGGTTGCTCATAGACGAATGGGTAAGACAGTTTGTGCTATTAACCAACTGATACATAGTGCATTGAACTGTGATAAACCTAATCCTAGATTTGCTTATGTAGCACCAACCTACAATCAAGCTAAAAGAATTGCATGGGACTACCTGCTAGAATATACAAGACCATTAGAAGCTAAAGCCAACATTGCTGAACTGCGTGTAGACTTTATGGGCAGAAGGATAAACTTGTATGGGGCAGATAACCCTGACAGTCTGCGTGGAATCTACCTAGACGGGTGCGTTCTTGATGAGATTGGGAACATTAATCCTACACTATTCACAGAGATTGTCAGACCTGCACTAGCAGACCGACTCGGCTACTGCGTAGCGATGGGAACACCGAAGGGACAGAATCATTTTAAAGACTTGAGAGATAGGGGGTCAAGAAGTGAAGGCTGGGAACTATTAGAATTTAAATCTTCTGAAACAGGAATTGTTGATAAACAAGAATTACTTGCTGCTAAAGCAGAAATGGGTGATGACAAGTATGCTCAAGAATTTGAGTGTAGTTTTAATGCTCCAGTAGAAGGTGCTTATTATTCATCTATTATTAATGATATAGAAGAACAAAATCATATTATAGATATTCCTAAAGACGAACTAGCAAGAACATATACTGGTTGGGATTTAGGTATATCAGACTCTACCAGCATCTGGGTAGCACAGGTAGTCAACAAAGAAATACGACTCATAGACTTTACAGAAAATCATGGTGTCGGTTTAGATTACTATGTAAATTGGCTGCGTGAACATGACTATATGTACGCAACACACATATTACCTCATGATGTCGCTGTAAGAGAGCTAGGCACAGGTAAGTCAAGAAAAGAAATGTTAGAAGATGCAGGACTTAATATTACAGTCGCAACTAAATTAACAGTAATGGATGGTATAGCCGCAGCAAGAAAAATATTACCACGCTGCTGGTTTGATAAAGATAAAACAAAACAAGGATTAGATGCACTACGGAATTATCGTAGAGTATTTGATGAAAAAAGAAATGTGTTTCATGATAGACCCTTTCATGACTGGGCATCACACGCATCTGATGCGTTTAGATACCTAGCAGTCGGTATGGATGAGTCTCCTATGGAAGCATGGACAAAACCACTAGAGATAAACACTTCATGGATAGTATAAATGGCATACGATAAAGAAAATATGAATAGCAAGGAAGATAATGTAGAACTTGCTAACCTAATAGATTCGCAT